ACGTTTTTCATCGTCCGTTAAGCCTCGCATGACTTTTCGCAATTGTTCTACGACTTTGGTTAATCCGATAAATTGTCCGTTAGCATTATATATATCAATGCCAAGTTTCTTGAATTTATCTGCTTGTTGCATTAAATCTTGGAAAGCTCCTTCAGTCGCATTTGCTGCTTCAGACGACCGAAAGCCCGCTGTTGTTAATGCCGTATAACCTGCTAATGCTTCTTTCAGGTTTACTCCTAAGTTTCTAGCTGCTGGAATCAGCTGACCAAAGTCTCGTGCAAGTTCTTCGTATGTTAATAGCCCTTTCTTAACTGCTTCAAACTGCATCGCGTATACTGTATTCAATTGATCTATACTTAATCCATATGCATTGATGATAGAAATAGCACTTTGAAATGTAGTTGTTAAATCCGTCGCGCCCGCGATTGAAGAAATAGTGGTGGCTTTTAGCACGTTTAAGCTATCTTTTGCTTCAACTCCAGCAGACCCAAGCATGTATAAAGCGTTATTAAGCTCATCTAAAGGTTTTCCTGTTGCCATGGATAAATTAATTAATTGTTGTTGCATCTCTCTGGCTTGATCACTTGTCATTTGCATCATTGTTCTGGCGTTTTGGAAAGACTTTTCTACCTTGGCTGCAAAATAAGTAGACGCACTTACTGCCCCCGCTAATGCTCCTGTAAACGCAGCTGTGTATTTTATTGCGGTATTGATCGCGTTTGAAAATTGTTGCAGATTTCTTCGAACGTTATCCATTTTCTTCTGAAAAGAATCCAAATTTCGTGAGACGGTTCTTAGCACGGGGCTAGCTGAATCTGAAGCTTTGATAACTATTCCCAACGTTTCTTGCGGCATCGGAATCACCTGCCTTTATTCTTATTTGCGAGCTGTTCTACAAAGACTGTTTTAAAAGCTATTAAAAAGACAATCCAGTCTACAGGCTGATCTAAAATTCCTCCAGGCTCTGGAAGATTAATTATGTTCCCCTTGTGATCCACGTATGCTAGAGCAAACTGAAAGTAATTCTCTCTTATAAAGTCATACATTTGTCTATCTTCTTCCGGAATATTATTTCCCATTTTAACATCAGAAAGCATTAAATTTAGCCATCGTTTTAGTTTGTATCCTTCAATTTTTATCATTGGCTCAACACTTTCGAATAATTTCTTTTTCAATAGCTCAACTGTTTCATGTTTTAACATTCCGCAAGTCTTTGCATTTATGGGGGCGTTTTCGCTCCATCTAAGAATGTGAAACGGGAGAGCTTCGATCACTCCCCCTTGTTTTATGAGATTATATCCCCTTACGGTTAGCTTTTTGTATTCAATCCAGCTACCATCCTCAAACTCCAAAAGCATTGCTACCACCGAGATTGTACATCTCTTGTAATTCGTTCCAGATGTTTAATAGTGTAGTAGCTTCAATTTTCTTCATATTTTCCAGATTCACAGGAACAGATTCACTCCAGCTTTTGATTACTTTGGTAAGAAATTTATATGGTATTGTGTTTAATGCTGCAAAATCTACTACTGCATTTCCATCTCTAGTAACTTCTATCTTCGATGATTTAAATATCTCCATAGCTTCTTCTCTCAATTCTGCAGTTAATTCCTTGGGTACCTCGATCCAAGTATCCGATTCTTTATTTACCACTTTTTTGTCTTTGATATAAAGTTTCACGGTTTCATTAGAAGCAAATAAACCCATTTAATCACCCCTCATATCAATATGATCCAACTGTATTGGTATAGTCAGAAACTTTTATAATATCGCCTGAAAGAGGAATAAGAGCGGTAAATTCTGCCTTTAGCATTATCTTGTCTGGTCCACTAATATCATGTGTCATGTTGGAGAATAGCAATCTTGGAATGTAAATTTGAATTGTATTTGTAGCATCTTTTGCAAGTTCAATCCCAAGTGCGGCTTCTGTAAAGTTCTTAAAATTGGTATATTCTCCAGAAACTGTTGTTGGATCAAAAATGATATCTATTGACCCTGTAATTTCCAATAGGCCAGCTTCAAGTGATTTCCTTTTTCCTGTTCCGTCTAGTCTGTAATCGTCAGTATCTAAGTTATTATTAATCGAAAGTTCTATGCTTGAATAAAGATCCGTTGAAGTTGTAAATTCGTCTGTGTAGAGAATAAGTTCTTTGAAGTAATATGGATCATCGCCTGGTGTGGTTAATGTTCCTTGTGTAAGTGAACCTGAAAGTTCTTCTTTTCCAACAAAATCAGCTGTAACAGTTGGAATTGCTCCTACACTTCCAGAGAATCTGAGTTGATTTAATTTCATTCCCAAATATTTAAAGCTTTGTCCTGAGTGATTTACTTCTATACTTGCACTCGGTAAATCTTCAGATAGACCAATTGGAGTAATTTGTGTATATTCATCTCCAGAAGAAGGAGCAGCGTCTGGATCTATAAGAGTAGCTTTTCCTAATGCAAGATAGAAGAGGACTCCTGCAGTTTCTGGATAAAGCTCTACATCTAGACTTCCTTCAGCTCCTAATTTTCCAGGAGCGAGAGACTTTATTCCCCTTGTTCCTAATAATGCTTCTGATCTGACTGCTTCAACTTTATGGTTTAGACTTTCGCTTTTAAATGGTAATTTCCATGTAGCCGTTGCTTCCGACCCGAAACTCGATTCAATACCGAGTAAAACACTTGATTTGGCGCCTGTATACATTTGAACTCACCTCCGTTATTCTTCCCATTTAAAGCTTATTTGCATAAATACGAACAGCCGTTTTAAGTTCTGAACATAACTGTATTGGATCTCAGATATTTCATAATAAGCGAAAGAGCTATCTAATGTTGATTCGATTTGTGATATTTTTGTATCCGCCGTTTCGTAGGCTGGATCTGGTGTTCCATCAACCGAAAATAAAATAGCCATGTTGCAAGTGTATCGCTTTCTTGTACTTGTAAGATATTCAGGTATGATCTTATCAACAAACACGGTTGCATTGTTTGCTTTTTGCAGCGCTCTATCATCTGCAATTGAAACGTTATCAAAAATGTTTTCCAGTTGAGTTATAAGGTTTCTTACCGTGTTAAACATTTTCCCACTCCTTAATTAGTGCATCAAGATAGGCTGACAAATTGAATTTTTCAACTGCATCTCGTAAGTATCGCTTTTCCGGCGTTCCTTTTCGAAAGATTTTCCATCTCACTTTGGCTGCAACTTCATCTAATTTCTTTCCAGAGAGCTGAAATTTTTCGTGAACCCATTTTCGTATCGGATCAAACGGTGGTAAATGCGGCCTGGTGCCGTATTCTACGAATGGTGCATAAAGTACGTTAGTAAAGACTTTAACTTTATCATAGCTTATGGGTTGCACCGTCCAGGATTGGCCTAAACGCCCGGTATTGCTTGCTCTCTCGTGTATGTTTTTAGCTGTTTTTTCTTCTAGATCCATTCCAGCGGCTGTTAACACTTTTCCCAATACTTGCTTAAACCTATCATCACTTACATATCGTTTGATTTTAAGCAATTGCTTTTGATCGGCTGATATTTCAATCATAAATCCCACCCTTTGGGGCTCCTGTAGAAGTTTACAAGATATCTGAGATGCGCTTTTGTATCATCTAATTGTTGTGAAGCGTTTTGAATAGAATATGAATTAAGCTTGTTGATATCGCCCATGATCATCTCATAACAATCCGCGAGTACATCATCCCAGTCTATCACTTTTGCTTGTACATAAACATCTGCTCCAACTGGATCATCGAAATAAATAATCCCTGATTCTTTATCCACGGTAAATCCTGAAGTTAATTCGTTTTCCGGGTATGGTAATCCGATAAATACCCTTTCTACATATGTTTCGTCTAGTCTGTACGCGGGAATTTCAAACGTTTTGCCTTCCACATCCGTTTGCAAGGCTTGCATTATTTTAATTCCAGAATGGATTTTTATGATCTCGTTTAGCTCTTCGTCTGTAAAAAGCGATGCATCTTTATCAGGGATCTTCATTCTCAAAAAATCGAGATTAGTCATTTATCCCACTTCCTTATTTTTTGGATTCTCCCTTTGTTTTGCTCCCTTCGGTTTGTTTCTTTGGTTTTGCTTGTTTTTTAACTTCTTCTACCTCCTTTTCAACCTCTGGTTCTTTTTCTGGCTCTTGTTTAAGCTCAACTTCCTTTGGTTCAGGTATATTATTCTGTTCATAATGTCTGCGAAGTGCTCCGATACCCATTCTTTCACCTCACTAAAAAAGAGAGCGGGATTAACCCGCCCTCAATTATTGTGTGATTATCTTAACTACTCTGTTTTCGTCCAAGAGTTTGACTGCATAGTGCATTGTTCCAGCAATTACTGTGGTTCTCTTTAAGATGTCCCTATCTTGTTCAATCTTGAGCTGTCTCTTATAAGCAAGTGCTACCGCGCCATTTCTAATAAGTAAAGCAGTATAAGTGTCAGGTGTGCCAGTTGTTTTGGTTATTCTGTCGGAAATTACAACAGGAATTCCTGCTACTTTTCCAATTGCTGCATAGCCGTTTACCATCACTGGTTGTCCAAATGCTGCTGCGTTAATGAAATTGCTATCTTTTAACAAGTCAGCAGCTTGTTTTGAGTGAACTACAAGTGCAAGAACGTCATCATAGTTTTCACCAAATTGTGCAAGTGCTTGAACTATTGCATTATAGTCAATTACTCCAGTCGCTGAGTAATCAACGGCAAGTGTAGTGCTTTCAAGTTCAGCTTTAATATCACTGTCAACTTTGTTAGCAATAACAATTCCAAGTTGTCTTGCAGCTTCGCTTATTGGATCTCCGATTGCAGTTAAAA